ATATATAATATAAAGGTTATTTAATCATATGAAAAAAGCATCAGGTAAAAGTAATTTATCCATTGTAAGAGACTATATGGATGGAAATAGACCATTTATTCAAGTCGGTTATGATCCAAATTTAAATAATAATAAGAGAAAAGAAGGTGAAATTTGGGAAGATAGTCAAGGTAGTAAATGGATCTGGAAAAATGGTAGCAAGATAAAAGTACCTAAAATTGCAAAAATTATAATTGAACAAAGATGTAATATTTGCAATGCAGATACTAAATGGGGAAATTATTTGGATCAAAAAGTTTATCCAAAAACAGGCAGATGTTATGACTGTAACATTGCTTTTGATAGTAAATTAAAAATTCTTGGTGTATTTGAGGATTATGAAAAGCATAAAATTTATAAAAGTATGTTTTCAGAGATGAATGACTTTAAGCAACAGATGGAAGAAAGTATTACTTATCTTGAATCTGATAATTCTATGCCTAAATTACAATATTTCAATGAAGATGGTTCACAAGAATTTTGGACAGATGATACTGACATGAAAAGTAAAGTACTAACTGATCTTAAAAAGGATCTGATAAATGTTGTTGAAAGAATTGATGAATTGAATACAAAAATCAGTGAATTAAAATATGATTCATCTATTGAAGAAAAAGCAAAACAGATGACGTTAGAAAAACTCAATAGTCAAGATCAATGAGTGTACAGAAAACGTTAAAAGATGTAATTAAGGATGAGTACAAGAAATGTCTTGTAGAACCTATGTATTTCATGAAGAAATACGTAAAGATTCAACATCAAACAAGAGGTATTATTCCATTTGAATTGTATCCCTTCCAAGAAGACACACTGCAAGATTTCATTGATCATGACAGAAATATTGTATTAAAATCCCGTCAAATGGGTATTTCTACACTTGTTAGCGCATATGCTTTATGGACAATGATATTTCATCCAGGCAAAAACGTATTAATTTTATCTACTGTACAAAATACATCAAAAGAAATTGTATCAAAAATAAGACTTGCAAATAATAGTCTTCCTAGTTGGTTAAAAGTACCAACAGTTGAAGATAATAGATTATCATTAAAGTTTAAGAATGAATCAAGAGTTCTTGCAGCATCTTCAGCTGCTGATAGCGCACGTGGTTTTAGTTCATATCTATTGGTAATGGATGAATGTGCATTTATTGAAAACGCAGAAGAAGTTTGGACATCTGCGCAACAAACAATGGCTACTGGTGGTAGAGCTATTTTATTAAGTACACCAAATGGCGTTGGAAATTTCTTTCATCAAATGTGGGTTGATGCAGAATCAAAGAAAAACACATTTAAAACAATCAGATTAAAGTGGGATAAACATCCAGAAAGAGACCAATCATGGAGAGATAAACAAACCGCAGAATTAGGTATTAAACGAGCTTCACAAGAATGTGATACTGAATTCTTGTCTTCAGGTAATACAGTAGTTGATACCGCAATTATTGAACACTACAGACACAATAAATGTAAACAACCAGTAGAAATGCGTGGCGGTGATCATGGATATTGGATATGGGAATATCCTGATTATACTAGAGATTATATTGTTAGTGCAGACGTTGCTAGAGGTGACGGTGGTGATTATAGTGCATTTCACGTTATTGATGTTGAAACTATGACACAAGTTGCTGAATATAAAGGATTAATAGGTACTAAAGATTATGGTAATATGTTGGTTACAGTGGCTACAGAGTATAATAATGCTTTATTGATTGTAGAAAATGCTAATATAGGATGGGCAGTATTACAACAAATAATAGATAGACAATATCCAAATACGTTCTATAGTAGTGCAGACCTACAATATGTAGATGTAGAAAAACAATTGACAAATAAGATTAATAGAGATGAAAAAAAGATGATACCAGGCTTTACTAATAGTCAAAAAACAAGACCTTTATTGATTTCAAAATTGGAAAGTTATTTCAGAGAAAATTTAGTAGAAGTACGTTCAGTTAGACTAATTGATGAATTGTCAGTATTTATTTGGGATTCAAATAAAGCAACTGCAATGAGAGGATATAACGATGATTTAGTTATGTCACTCAGTATTGGTTTATGGGTAAGAGACACAGCATTAAGACTTAGACAGCAAACTATGGAATTAAATAGATCAATGTTGGGTGGTATATCTCGGGTAGGTGCAAGTCAAAATGTGTATAGACCACAATCACTTAAGAGTCAAGAAACATGGCAAATGAATGTTGGATTGACAAATGACAAAAAAGAAGATCTAACTTGGTTACTTTAATATACTTATATATATAATTTATGGCAAATGAAGAATTTCAAATATTAAAACAAAGATCTCTTTTCTCCAAGTTAAGAAGACTGTTTTCCACTGATACAATTATACGTAATGTAGGTGGTAAGAAATTGAAGGTAGTTGATACAGATCAAGCAATGTATGCAACTGACCGTAATACACTTAGAGATCGTTTTAATAGAATTAGAACCAGTGCATATAACCAATATAGCAGAGATTTCACATTAAGTTATCAAGCTGCCCGTATTGAGTTATTTAGAGATTATGATACAATGGATATGGACCCTATCATTAGTTCTGCACTAGACATTTATGCGGATGAATGTGTAACTAAGAATGAATTGGGTGATATTTTAACTGTGCATTCTGAAGATCAAAACATCAAAGAAATTCTAAATAATTTGTTTTATGACATATTAAATATTGAGTTTAATATGTGGAGTTGGACTAGAAATTTAGTTAAGTATGGTGATTTTTATTTGAAATTATACATTAGTCCTGAGTATGGTGTATACTTTGTTGAACCACTAAGTTCTTATAGTGTTAGTCGTGTAGAAAACAGTGATTTAAATAATAAAAATTATACAAAGTTTCAAGTTAATTTACCTGAAGGTGGTAAGATTGAAGAACTTGAAAATTATCAAATTGCTCATTTTAGAATGTTAAGTGACAGTAACTTTTTACCGTATGGTAAAAGTATTGTTGAAGGTGCTAGAAGAGTATGGAAACAATTATCATTGATGGAAGACGCAATGTTAATTCACCGTGTAATGCGTGCTCCAGAAAAGAGAATTTTCAAGGTTGATGTTGGTAATATTCCGCCGGGTGAAGTAGATCAATATATGCAAAAGTTGATGGATAAGATGAAAAAGGTTCCATATATTGATGAAAGAACTGGTGATTATAATCTAAGATTTAATCTACAAAATATGGTAGAAGACTTTTATCTACCAGTTCGTGGTGGTGATAGTGGTACTAGCATTGAACCATTGAGTGGTATGGAATTCAATGGTATTGACGACATTGAATATCTTCGTAATAAGATGTTAGCAGCATTAAAGATTCCCAAGGCATTTTTGGGTTACGAAGAAGATTTAAGTGGTAAAGCAACACTTGCAAGTGAAGATATAAGATTTGCAAAAACAGTTAATAGAGTACAAAGAATATTAGTAAGTGAATTAACTAAGATTGCTATTATTCATTTATATGCACAAGGATATAAAGATGCATCACTTGTTAATTTTAGTTTAGAATTGACAAATCCATCTGTAATTTTTGAAAAAGAAAAGATTGCAATTTGGAGTGATAAAGTAGCAGTTGCTAAAGATATGGTAGAAAATAAGTTATTTAGTAGAAAATGGATCTACAATAATGTATTTAAAATTTCCAATGATGACGTTGATGAACAGAAAAATGATATTGTTGATGATGCTAAACAAAATTATAGATTTAAACAAATTGAAGAAGAAGGTATTGATCCAGCTAAACCGTTTAATAAAATTAAACCAGAAGAAGGTGGTTCTGAAGGATCACCAGAAGGTGGAATTGGTGGTTCTGGTCCTGAACCTAGTCCAGCAGGTGGCGCACCTGAACCTGAAGAAGCTCCAAAGAAACTAGCAGAATATGAACGTCCTTCACAAAAAGGAAAGAAAAAAGCAAGTGATTATCCATTTGGAGAAGATATTCTTGGTAGCTTAGAAAACAACAGAAAAGTTAATAATACTGTTGGACATAAATTTAAAAATGATTCTCCATTAAGTCTTGAAAGATTTGACTCATATCTAAAGGATTATAAGTCTGAAAATAAAGAATTGTTGAAAGAATTTAAATCACAAAACAAACCAAGTTACTTGGATGAAAGTAATATACTATAAAACCATTGAAAGAATCCATAAATATTGTATATAAAATGATTTTTACATAAAATTAACTATATTTATAAAATAACTAGAAAAAGAATATATGCAAATAGCTAAAGCTAAGCACTCTAAATTTAGAAATACAGGCATTCTTTTTGAACTGCTCACCAGACAAATTACGGCTGATATCCTTTCCGGTAAGGATGAATCAATTGCTAAAACTCTTCTTTTTAAATACTTTAAAGAAAATAAAGAATTAGGAAGAGAATGGCAATTGTATAGCTTTTTATTAAATGAAAAAGCAAAAGATGAAGTACAAGCTGAAAAATACATCAACATTATCTTGAAACAAAGAGAAAAAATTGATGATAAAAAGTTAGTTCAAGAAAAATATAATTTAATCAAAGAAATAAAGGAAATTTATCCTATTGAAGATTTGTTGAAGTCAAATCTAAAAAATTATAAGACATTTGCTTCTATTTATAAATTATTTGAAAATCATGTAAATGACAAAGTGAAGTTTGACATGAATGAAATTATTCAGTCCAGAACAGTTATCACTGAAAATTTATGTGGTAAAAAGAAGCCAATTAATGAATCTGAAGATAACTTAATAAATATTTATAAACAACAAAGTGAAGAAATACGTTTATTAAGTTATAAACTTTTGATTGAAAGCCTAAATGAAAAATATAAAGGTCTAGATACAAATCAAAAGAATTTGTTAAAAGAATATATAAATAACATATCAAATACAAATTCACTTAATAAATTAATTACCAGTGAAATTGAAAATGTTAAATCACAACTAACAGAATGCTTAGTAAAAATTGATAATGATATTATCAAGATTAAAATCAATGAAGTAGTTAAACAATTGAATAACGTAAAACCTTCTTCAAATGTAAAAGATAACCAAATCATGGTTTTGTTACTTTCATATGAACTTCTAAAAGAAATCAAAAATAAACTTTAATACTATGAGTAAAAATAAGAAAAAACTAATCGTTGGTGATTTCAAAAAAGCCTTAAAAGAATTGGTAAAACAAGTAATGGATGAAATCAGTACAACTGGTGGAGTTGGTGCTACTGCTGTACCTAATTGGGTAAGTAAGAATGCCAAAGGTCGTCCTGACGTAGCTACAAAATCTCTTCCTGGATATACAATAGCAGAAAAGAAGGGTGAAAAGAAAGATAAACCACTAGTACCAGTAGGTAAAGAAAAAACACCTGACGTAGTTACAGGTCCAACAAGTAAGGGAGTAAAGTCAGATGATCTTTATGTTCTACATAAGAGACGTGCCATTGCATCCGCAAAAAAAGACAAAAAAGATACAGAACATTATGACAATTTGATTGCTACTGGTGAAAAACAATTGGGTTACAAGCCAGGTACAAGCAAAAAGAAATAATATGAATATTAGTCTTAAAAAACTTATATTTGAAGCAGAAGGTGATGTACCACCACAAAAAGGTACAAAACCACCTACACAAGCTCCCGCAGCTGCTC